TGCGGAGATTGGGCGGGATACCCAATGGGTATTGCATCGTGATGATCAACATCACCTTCCAATGCCTTCCGTTCATGAACAAGGACCGCACCAACTTGTCTTTGGTCCAGCTGCTGTCGTACAAGCAATCATCGAGAATGACAAAGGTACGCGGGTCGATGGAGCACTTTTTGTAAGTTTCCATCTCTGATTGGCACTGTTTCATCACTGTTTTTTGACGTCTTAACACATTCTCGATCAAAATACTGTTGTATTCTTCGTGGATGAAAAGTTTGGGAACCAGTTTTCCATAAAATCCGTTACCGGCTTCTGTCCCGGAAATGACGGTGCCAATCGGAATGTCTTGATGATGGTAAAGCAAATCTTTAACCAAAAAGGTTTTGCCCGTATCACGACGACCAATTAAGACAATGACCGGTCCCTTATTTTCTTTCGGGTCGAACGTGATTGCACGCATATCAAATTTTCGCAATTCAAGTGTCATTTTAAATTAAATAATATATGTAAAATAAAGATAATAAAATGACTAATAAAACGATTAGTTCAATATACCTAAAAATATATTTAGCGTAAAATATAAATGGACTCCGAAACCAAATTCAATATTTACTATAAAAAAGCCAAGAAGCATAATTTAGAGATGTTGGAATCCATCAGCGAAATCCAAAATTACAATCCGATTTACAGTCGTTTTTTTGAAATGGATGAAACCAATTACAATCGGATTGCACTCAACCACAAATATCATATTTATGACTTGAAATCGGTGGTGGATGACAAAGATGCCGTCGTGGAAAAAGACATTTTTATCAAATTCTCTCCACTTTTGGATCCGCTCAATTATCTGAGGGGCAAGTATGATTTAGAAACATCTGTTTTCAAAACGCTTCCGAAACTGAACTCAACTGCAGAAACGTGTTTGCCTAAAGTATTGGACGTAAATAATTCTTCTTACGTTGATGGATTTTTCTCTTATCTAACATCCATGATGAAAGAAACCTATGAATGGGGGCATGGTGTAGAGTACTATGGCTCGGCTCTTGCCGTGCAACAAAAGTTCAAGTATGATATTGTGGATGATTTGGACTTTTTGTTAAAATGCTCATTTTTTACAAATAATTTGAACAAGCATTTTACGGTCGATGAAGATACGTCGATTATTTTACGAGAATATTCCGGAGAAAATTCCAGAACAAATAAGAAGAAGCTGAGTATCAAAGATTTAGAAATTGAATTGGAGGTGGAAGAGATGAACGAAGTTGGTAAAGAAGACGATGTTAAAGAAGACGATGTTAAAGAAGACGATGTTAAAGACGACGAAGTTGTTAAAGACGAAGTCGTTAAAGACGACGTCAATGAAACACCATTGTTGGAATATGAATCTGCGCTCATGAGCGATTCAAGCAGCGATTCGAGCAGTGATTCCGACAGCGACACCACCGAGTCGGAGGATAGCCATTGGGAAACTGAATCGGAAAAATCAACAAATGAAGAAGATGACAATGAATCGGACGATTCAATATTCGAGGAAGATGAAAAGATGTTTTGTTATTTGAAAGAATTTCCGGTCCAGCTTATTTTCCAGGAAAAATGCAAAGGAACGTTTGATGAATTGATTATGCAGAGAAAATTGAAAGACGATACTTTCATCGAAGCTCTTTTGCAAATTGTTTTGATTTTGGCAACTTACCAAAAAGTTTTTAATTTTACCCACAATGATTTGCACACCAATAATATCATGTATGTAGAGACAGAGGAAGAGTTTTTGTACTACAAAATCGACGATGTTTGTTACAAGGTTCCCACAAATGGTCGCATATTTAAACTGATTGATTTTGGAAGGTCCATTTACCAATTCAATGGCAAAACGTTTTGCAGTGATAGCTTTGCGCCCAATGGGGATGCAGCAACCCAGTATAATTGCGAACCCTACTTTAATGAAAAGAAACCGCGAATTGACCCGAATCCCAGTTTTGATTTGTGTCGTTTGGGTTGTTCTCTTTACGATTTTGTATGCAGAGAGGACGAAGTAAAAACTCCATTGCAGATATTGATAAACTCATGGTGCAAAGACGACTACGACAAAAGTGTGCTTTACAAATCCAATGGACAAGAGAGATACCCCGATTTCAAATTGTATAAGATGATTGCGCGAACCGTGAATAATTTGGTTCCCGCAGAACAATTGAAACAAAATGTTTTCAAGAAATATGTTTGCTTATCGGATGCAAAGGTCATGAATATTGATGCATTGCCAATCAAAATATAAGGGAATTAAGGGAACTCGTCGTTCCCTTATGATCCCATACTATTAAGGGAACTCGTCGTTCCCTTATGAACCCATACTATAAAAAGTTATATGAAAGAAAAATGTTATACAAAACGGTTTTGTATAACATTCGTATGACTTTTTTTTACAAATAATATTCGTATGACTTTTTTTACAAATAATATTCGTATGACTTTTTTTTACAAATACAAACTTTGATTGGTCGCCACGTATTTGAGAATCAACCCATCAATTTTCGACAACTTGTGCATCAACTCGACTTTATCTGACATCCCCATAAGTTCGCGTGCAATTGTGGATATTTTCAAAACGGCTTTGGTAAAATCCCCCACAGAAATGCCTCTTGACCCCATCTCCCGAATGAGCGATTTGCATTGAAACTCATCATTGCAATTGCACCAATCGTACATGAAATCCAGTAAATCGTAACAAAATCCATCCAATCCAGATTCTTTGACACAAATTTGGTGCGATTGTTCCGTAACGATGAGCGAATCTCTCAACTTTTCAAAGGATTTGATTTTATCATTCATAAACGGTTGGTCGCAATAACTGGCGAATCCGGGATAGACACGGTACTCTTCATGTACGCGCACATCTGTGAAAAGACTGAAGAAAGCAACCAAATCAACCGGGTCGAAATCTGCAAAATCGTTCCATTTTGCACACAAATACGTAACCAAAATCGGATTGATTTCAGAAACTACCCCCGCAATGAGTGTATATTGATTGCCTTCCGTCTGTTGAATGACCCCGACTTCTACCAATACGTCCAACAACTTTTGAACCCGGTCCAAAACGTATAGTTTGTGTTTATTCAGGTGGCGTTTGGTTTCTTCCAATGCGTTTTCCAGGCGAAGATAATCAATATAATAAACGTAATCCTTTTCTAAACTTGGGTTCTCTGCAATCAATTTGCGAATGGTGGTGTCGAGTTCCTTTTTCTTTTTATTCACGGAATACTGCATTTTCAATATACATTCTGAATACGTTTGTAAAGTTTCGCGACTGGTTTTTAGATAGGCAAACCCCTTTTCCTTTTTCTCTATTTTTTCCTGGGTGTCTTCGCGTTCTTTGGTTAAACCCGAAATCAAATGGTTGATTTCCAGCTGCATCATTGACTTGGTAATAAATTCCTCGATGTTTTCAATTGATATTGTGGGTGAATTCTTGAATAAATTTAAAACCACCGGATAGTAAATCTGAAACTTGCTCACCAACTTTTGCGGAACCCCGCACAAAACCTCTTTATAAGTTGCCATCGATGGCAATTCAAACAGGTTCAAACAATGAACTACGTGACCCACCGTGTCAATGCCTCGGCGACCTGCACGCCCCGCCATTTGCGTGTATTCGTGGGGCAAAAGATACCTGGGTGATTCTCCGCCGTCGTGTTTTTTCAAATTCACGAAAACCGCCGTTTTAATGGGGCAGTCCAAACCAATGGCGAAACTTTCGGTCGCGAAAAGAACCTTGATGTATTTCTTGGAAATCATGAACTCCACGATTTCTCTCAACACTGGAATCATCCCGGAATGATGAATTCCGATTCCTTTTTCCAGTAGTTTTACAAGTGTTTGGTATTCGGGCAGTTCATAATACTCTCGCCAGTTTGGGAGACGTTTCAAAATGGATTCACACATTAAGGGAACTAAGGGAACCCATGGTTTAGGGGAACTACGTTCCCCTATGACCCCTCCTTTCAATGAGTC